GCATTCCATGAAGATCTAACGGGCTTGCACCTGGCCCGCGAGCTTGTATTGCAGGACGAGGCATGCCGCGCATAGGCCCTGGCACGTTTCCGCTTACTGGTTGACCGCCAGGGACATTCCCGCGTTGCCCAGACTGGACGGGCTGACCATTTGGACCTAATATCCCGCCTTGGTCCGGTGGTTGCAATCCCGGCTGGCCCATGTTCATCTGGTCCTGAATTACGGCTTGCTGCGCTTGGTTATATTGCTGTTGCTCTTCGTCGCTAAAGAGGATCGAATCTGGTTCAGGGTTACCCATCTCGACAGCCATTTTTCGGGCCATCTCAAGTTTTTTAAAGAACGGCATAGTCATCCAGGTTTGCGTGAATTGGTTCATTTGGGCTAATTTAACGCCTTTATTCTCCATAGTCATCACGCCAAGAGGGACAAGCTTCGCTATCTTATCCAATTCTTCTGGAAGGATAAATTCAAACGCCTGACCGCGAGAACCGCCAAGAATCTGCTGGGCTTCTTCTAAGTCCTTAAACTGATAGATTCGTTGATAAAACTTTTTCATGCAAGGAATTAACGCAGTCCACTCAAACATCCGCGCATAAAGCATCCATCGTCCAGTCGCTTGCTGAACATTCAGCATTTGCCCTCTAAAAGTCCCACCGCCTGCCTCATTGCTACCACCACCTGCTGCTTGGGTGACCTTATTGGCCGCTGTCACTTCCTCAGCTTCTCTATCCACTTCCTGGGATGCCATCCATGAATCTTTTGTGACATCACCCATTTCCACTTGCTGAATCGCTTTCCTTACATCATCAATGCCCTTAAACATCCACAAGGCTCCGGGCTCCGAAACCAATCTTTTCCATTCACCTGCGGGGATGTGGTCTTTATTCACGGCAATGATTTTATTCAAAGCCATGTTAATGTTGTCCATCCGCGAGTTACGGATTTCGTTTTTCTCGGTCTGCAATCCCATGACAAGCTCGGCGACACCAATCCCATAAAATTCACCAGGGACGCGAATATAATTGGCTTTGAAGAAAGGCGGCTCTCCGTCGCGCCAGGGGCTCCATCGCTTCCAAATCACATATTGACCGTCAACGACCTTAATGCAGCCTGGAACCGAATCGTACTGCCTTTTTCTGTCATTCCGTAGCTCTGGCTTAAGATACCACACAGGGATTTGACCATAGAACGTCATAAGCTCATGCTCTCGGTCTGGATCTAGGAAATGTGTGTAAACGTTATAGTCGAGCAGCGCGAATCGGCGCGTTTGCTTTTCTGGATCCTGGTCAACTCGCTGTAGTCCACTTCCTTCTAACAGGTCATCGGTAACGTTATCGAACCGATAGTAAGGATCGGAATCCATCGATCCCATCTTGAGCTCACGATTGGTTATCTTGCTTTTATGAATGACCCAGCTATCTTTGGAAAATTCCTGCTTACGTGGTTCTGGATAAATATCATAAGGGTCAACATTAGTTATCGTCGCATAGTCTTTGACCATCATCTGTTTTGGAACGAACTGGTTGTTTATGTTAATTCCCAATCCGCCCATCATCTGCTGAATATCGGGATGAACAGGCTTTTGGCTCTCTTTAACCATAACCGTCTCGGTCTGCTTAATGTATCCGACTTCACCGATTGCTGTTCCTATCACGCACATATTCCGAATAAAGTCAGTAAATTGGGCTTTGGCTTGGCATTTATCAAAATCGGTTTGGATCACTTCATTGATTGATCGGATATTCTGATCCATGTCAGAACGTTTGGTCTGATATTCAATTGGCATTTCCGGAGCAAATACAGCGGTGTGGATATTAGAGGCAATGATTTCTACAACTTTTGAGGTGAGAGGCATGAACGTGGTCGACTGCCAGGCGGCCTTATTGGACTTGTCATAAATACCTTTCATGTTCTGCCAGCATTTGTCCCAGATTAAACGCCTTGTTCTGCGCCATGTCTTTGAAAGCTCACAACGACTTACAACCATTCCGGCTATTTCCTGGTCCATTAACTGATCAACAGACATTCCAGGCACAGCCTTTGTTAATGGCGGCTGATTAAAGTTCTCCGGCTGGATGTCTGGCCTGTCATCAGGAAACAAGCCCTGATTAACTGTAAATGAGGACGGCTCTTGCCCAGTCATTATTTCGTCTTCAAATGTTGCGTAATATCTTGCTTTGTTTTATTTGAAAATGTGTCTTCAACCCATTTATCGCTTTCGTTTCTATCTTTACTCTCTACGTTATATTGAATTGCGTTGGGGTGGACTTCGCCTTGACTTGTGGCAGGCTTATAAACTTCGTGAATTGGCATTGAATCATAAGCGGTTGGGCCGCCTTCTGTTTTTAGCCTGGATTGGAGCGAGCCCGCGCTAAAATGGTTAACTTCTTGACCTAGCTTGTTTCGCTCTCTCAAATACGCCATGGATGCATCTTTCTCTGCAAAGTTACCGTGAAGGCCTGAATCTTTACGAGCGACATCATGATAATCGCTGCCAGAATTAGAGGTTGATTTTCCTTTAGTGTTGAAATCGTGAGCATCGCCATTGTAATTGCCGTTTCGTTGGCCATCTCGTTCTCGGTCGCTTAATTTGGCGGGCTGAGTCTTGCTCATCGGCTGGTGCATATCAAAAAATCCCTTGTCATTTGCCATCATTTTTCTCCTTTACCACATTTTCCTTGCCGGTTCGTAGGGAATCGGCACATCTATTTCGGGCTTGTCCATAATCAAATATCGAACGCAGTCCATAAAATCTTTGTAAGCATCTTGAGGCTTTCCGTCTTTCGGATCTCTTGACCATCTCAAGAAAGCTTTAATCGTATTCTGGCAGTGTGGATTAATGAACAGTTTCGGCTTGTTCATCACATCCAACGGCCTGTCAGGATTATATTTCAGGTAGTCTCGAACCGCTAAGATCCCTGTTTCAACTTCCTCCGTGCACTGGTAGCTTGGCAAGTAATCCAAGCCAACATCATCTCTCAGTGCTTCTCTTAAAGTCTTTTTGTTCATTGTCGCCACTGAACGGACATCTGCAAAATGGCGATCTATGATCCGCTTGTGAATGTAATGGCCTTTTTCTTTGTCACGAAAGATATTCGCATAGTCTTTTATCGTAAGCTGGCAGTTTGTCCACTTGGAAAACTCCATGTTTGGCCATTCATCAACGATGTAGAGATCTCCTCTTCCATCAACAAAAGCCCATATGCAAGCAAACGGCTTATCTGTATGCGGATCGACAACCTGATACATTGTCGCATTCGCCGGGGCTTCAATCATTTCCTTAAGAACATGAATCTGCGTGTTGAAGGTTTTGTATATAAGCCCCTTCAAATACATGGCTTTCCCTTCGATTCTCGCTTCCCGCTCATCACCACTATATTCCGCGATCATCTTCTCTATCTGCTCATGTTCTAGATGACCACGAACGCCATGCTGTTTACAAGCGGCCTCGACATCGGCATAAACAATGAAATCTTGATGTCGTGGGACTACTTCGTCAAAGAACCATCCAGCCTCTGTCAGAGGGGTCATTCCGATGACGGCTATACCGCCAGCTCTGAGTCGTGATATGTTCGGAGTCCATAAATTCTGTGGCGGCGGCTCATTGAACATCACACATCCCAAGTTCGCACCTTCGTGCTGGCTCGGGTCCTGCTCATACGTCATAACTTCCAGAATCCAATCTCCTGCTTTGTAGATAGAAGCGTAGTGTTGCCCGTCTTTATTGGTCGTATATCGACCACGTGGCCACCACCTCTTAATCTCCGTTGGTAGAGGCCCTGCCTCTTTAACCTGACTCGGTTCTGAAACGAATCTAATTCTTTTAGGATATGGCCAATTCTTGAAAAGATCGTAATCAAAAAACTTGTTTGGCGGTCCAAACATAAGCGCCCGAGCAAACAATACCAGCGCAGTCGTCTTACCAATGCCATTGGCAGCTGAAAGAGTGTAAATGAGATTTGAGCCAGTTCCGATAAGCTTAACGAACTTTTCAACCTGTCCGTTTGGCTGATAGAGCTGGCCTCGATCATTGGACTCGATCCACCGCCGCTCCCTCTGGATTATCTCTAAGGCTTCGGAGCGCGGCATCAAGCTGTTCTGCTGAGGGCCTGTTTGTGAAATCATTTAATTCCATTTCCACATGCTGCTGGGCTTTTCCATAAGCTCTTTCATGTGCGAATTCCCAAGCCCATCTGAAATTCTCATCTGAGCCAATTTTGAGCATTTTTTTAAACCTTTCAATTCCCTTAGACTCCTCTATGATCGATTGAAACTTATGTTTAATAGAATCTGGTATTCTTGCCACAAATTAAATGATTGCCAATTAAATTGACTATCAACCCTTTACGCTGTCTTTGTTGCCAAGAGCGGCTGACAATGTTTCAATTCTTTTCGGATACGTTTCAAAACTCATCGTTGTTGATGCTGGGAATTCAGAATAAGAATCGGCCCCAAGCATAGATTCCAATTTGTTTGAATGAATGTCTGTTGCTGGGGTGACAGTCCGTCCCACTTCTTTTGAAGCCTGGGCCATTGTTTTGTTTCCTGAAAGTTCCATAATTTTTCTCCTGTTTATTGTTTGGGCAAAAAAAATCCTATTTCCCTTGTTGAAAAGAAAATAGGAGTGACTTTCTTGTTGCTTGTTTTATTTACATTATCCCTATACGAAAAAATGTTCCCTTAGTTGATAGAAATGATTATGTGGCTTTAATTGTTATTTGTCAACTATTTTTTAAAGTTTGCCTTAATATTGGATAATTTGTCCTCGAAATGCTTCTATGGTGACTTTGTACGTCCCTTCTGGGATAGCGGTGACCCCATATTCTTTGACGTTTGGTCTTCTTTGATCATTTCATCCGCCAAGCTAGAAATTAATTCTGACATCATCTGCCCTGGTATGTGAATCCCATACTTAGAAATATACCCCTGCAAAGCGGCTGCCTTGTAATACTGGCGCATTGTCATTCCACCTGTCCATTGGATCTTGTTATTAATTACTGTTTCTGTTGGAAATGCTGGTCCATATGCGATAGTCATTTCATTTTCTCCAGCTCTCCTTTGTATTTTTCAATCATTTCTTCGTAATCACTTGTTGAAATTCTCATGCCTTCGTTTTCTCGGCGAATGTCGTCTAATTCTTCTAAGATGTTGTCACCGTATTTTCTTTTAAGAGCGAGTGCGTATGACGTTAAGTTTCCGTGTCTCCATAGGTTACACGCAACGCATTGAGCATGAACATTTTGTTCGTGATACCGTAAAGCCAAACTTAGCGATTTAGCGACATAATGCCCTGCGTGAAACTCGACCCACGGTTTTTTTATTCCGCATGAAATACAAGAAGCTATGCCATTTTGATCTGCATCACGTCGTCTGATATATTCTGAAAATATTTTCCAAACCCTATTTTTTATAGCGACAGCAGAACCTTTTTTTTTCTTCTTTGGTTTAGGAAACACTGATAAGCCCTTCAATAAGGTCAAGCAGCTGGAATTCTTTAAATGTAAATCGTGGCTCCTCTCCGTCTGCCCATGTATCCATTTCTGAAAAACTGGCTTCTCTTGCGTCTTCAAACA